ATTACAGTCATTTTCATACTCCTTTCATAATTGTCATTTGAATATGACTTATTTTAAATACTAATTATATTCCATTATGATAACATTGTCAAGAACTTTTTACATTTATTTCTCCTTTCAATTAATGTGTCTCTGCCCAACTCAAACCAGTCTTGAACTCTGCATCCAGTGGGCATTTCAGAGTTAACTCTTCAGTAGTATTTTTAATAGCAGTCTTTACAATTCTACCCATTTCTTCTACATCTTTTTTATGTACTTCAAATTGGTACTCATCATGTATTGAAGCTACAAGTTTGGAATCAATACCTGATTTATTAATTAAGTTTATCATTTGTCTCAACCAAACTTTACAAGCTATTGCTCCTGCACCTTGAACAATAGTATTAACTGCTTTGTGTGGTGAACGTACATTAAATAGTCTACCATCTAAACCTCTTACCTTACCCATACTCGCAGCTTCTTCCACTTGGTTTCTAAAGTTTTTTAATTTAGGAAGTTCAGATAGAAATTTATCAATAAGTTTTTTACCAACTGCCATATCTTTTGAACCAACTATTTGACCAATCTTTTTTGCACCTGCTCCAAATAAAAAGGCATAGATAAAAGTTTTAGCTTGGTCTCTATTTGTAAGTCCTGCCATGTTCATATTTCTTGTATGAATATCTCCATTTAATATTTCATTTGTGTACTCAGGTGTATCAATATAATGTGCTAACATTCTTAACTCTAGTCCTGAAGCATCAGTACCAAAGATAACGTGAGTATCAGGTTTGTCTGTAGTCCATACTTCTCTACACTCTTTACCATAAGGTGAATAAACTGCAGGAACTTGAGCCATGTTTGGAGAGTGGTGACTCATTCTACCTGACACACAACGTAAGGTAAGAACACGTCCATGAACTCTACCAGTAGTTTCATTCACAACATCTAACCATGAAGTTATTTGTGACGTTCTCTTTTTTAATAATAAATATTCAGAAATTAATTTAGCTTCAGCTATGTTATCTATCTTTGACAACACACCTTCATCTACAATAGGTGAACCTTTATCAGTAAACTTATTTGGTTTCCAACCTAACTTCATAAGTCGTTCAGCTATCTGTTTACGAGATGCAAGATTAAATTCTTGATAACTAACTTTAGTAAAAGGAACACCCTTTACATAGCCACGAGATTTATTATTTACTTTAGGAATAAATTCTTCTTCAATCTTTAATGGTGGAAAAGTTTTATGTACTTCTTTTTCTAACTGTTCAGCTTTATCTTCAAGCATAGCATATAAGTTACTTGCTTTTTGTTGGTCTAAGTAAAAACCATTGTTCTCTTGTCTAGTTATAATTGAACGTATATCATGCTCAAGTCTTAAAGATTTTTTAGAAAAGTTTTTACCTTCAACAATTAATCTTTTATAAACTTGGTGAGTTACATCAACATCTCTTTTACAATACGTTAACATCTCTTGACTAAACTGTGAGAAGTTATTGAACTCAATTTTATTTAAACCAATACGTTCACCCCAGGAATCAAGTGAATGACCTTTATCTCTTTCAGGATTGTACAACTGTGACATAATTAATGTATCAGTTATTTGTCCAATAGTTATTTTTGTATTCAGTAATCTATTTAGAACTGGTGCGTCAAATGAAACACCATTATGCATTATGATTTCTTTACAATGATTGTTAATAAAGTTGGGTAGTTTAGTATAACAATCTTCACCTATAAATGAATAGGTTTTATTTTCATCAATGTTCTTAGCAACAACACAATGAATATTCTTTGCATCAAGTGAATCAGTTTCAATGTCTAATACTGTTCTCATTTAACCTGAATATAATCTTTTATTGTTTGTATTGCAAATAGTTTTTGTAAATTAATTAGGTACATCTTTGAAGCATTATGGTCTCCACCACTTACTGAAACTTTTCTGTCTAAAGAATTAATAATCTTTTTTAGACTGTCAGTTTTAAATACTAACGTAGCATAAACATCTTCACCTACACAAAGATTATGAAACCAGTAGTCAGCTTCAGTTGCATTGATACCTGAAGGTTTACCATAACTTTCATATTCAATCGCAATGTTACCAGTCTTTTGCCATACATCACGTTCAGATTTTACCTCAATCTTTTTATCCTGAAGCATATCCTTTATGGCATCTTCTCTGACTTGACCATAAGCTAAGTCAAGGTCAAACTTTTTTCTATTATCTTTAGTTGGTTTCATTGTCATTATCTTTTTCCTTAAAAGGGTTTTCTATTTCAGTCATACGACCAGTCTCATTTGAATATAAAAGATAAGAAGCAACTCCAGTAATACCTGCATATCTATTCTTTAATACTCTAATGATTGATGTATTTCTAGTGATATCATCTTCTTCTTGTTGGTTTCTTTCCATACCAATTACTGCATCAGATAACTGGGCAATGGCATGTGAACCTCTCAAATGAGAAAGAGAAACTTGCTTACCTTCTTCATGACCCTTGTCTCCATCAAGTCTTTTAAGATGACAAGCTAGTATCATTCCTACTTTTGTTTCATGACATAGACTGCGAAGCTTTGTCATAAGAATGTCAATAGCTTTTCTTTCATTACCATCATCTCTTCCTGAATGTATAAGACTTAAATGGTCAACAAATATCCACTTACAATCACACCCATTAGCCATATATCTTATACGATTAATTATGGCATCATCTTCCATTGAACCCCAATGGTCAAAGGCAAATAGTCTTCTTCCATTCTCGTCACCATTTATTTGCTGTGCCCATTTTCTTCTTTCTTCAATAGGTATCTTGTTCCACTCTTCTTTCTTATGAACTTCTTTATTTTGAAGAATACTAATTAAACCTCTAAAGGTTCTCTTTCTCTCTTCCTCTAAAAAGATAAGTCCTATTTTATCTTTGGTCGTTTTCCAAATATGATGAACAAGTTCTCTCATGAATGATGATTTACCCATACCAGTTCCTGAAGTTAAAGTTACAAGTTCACCTACTCTTAAACCATACAACTTTTCATTAAGACCTTGATAGGGATATAAACAACTTTGAACATCTTCATCATCATTTACAATCTCATCAATGATGTCATCATAACAAACAATTCCTGCAGGTGTAAAAGGTTTTGCGTCCCACCATGTACGAGTAAACTGCTCACGTTTACCTGCCTTTAAATATTCGTTAGCATCTTTTAATTCAAGATTAACTATCTTACATTTATTAGGTGGAAATATTTCTGATACTTTATTAGCAGTTTCTCTACCAATATTATCACTATCAAAACAAATAATAATATTATCAAAGCTATTAAGATATTCAAAGTTTTGTTTACAATCTCTTACTGCTGACTGAACTCCATTCTTAATAGAGACACTTGCATAACGACTGCCCATCATTTGAAATACTGCCATAGCATCACACTCACCCTCAGTAACTGTGATGTACTTTTGACCACTCGTAAATAAGTTTTGACCAAACAATTCACACTCACCAAAGTTACCTTGAGCAGTAAATTCTTTTGGTAAAGTTCTAATCTTATTAGCAACATGTTTACCTTGAGAATTATAAAAAGGATAGACATGCTTAGTTATCATACCATTGTTAGTAAGAGTTGTTACTCCATACTTACTGGCAGTTTCCTGGGATATACCTCTATCTTTTAATGATGTTGTTTGACCAACATATAAATCGTTATTCATAGTATTGTTCATTGGTGTTGCTACTCCTTCAGCTTTTTCATAGTACCCACAGTCAGGTGTAAAACAATGTGCATGACCATCAGTGTATCGTGCTAAATTATTTTTACTCCCACATTTTGGACATGCTTCGTGTTTTAAAAATTTACTTTCCATCTTTAACATTTAAACCCCCTAAAAAATTATAGTTAAATAAAATAAAGCAACTGAAAATATTGCTAAACAAAGTTCAATTATTTTTCCCATATAAACCCCTAGTGTAATTTGTCGTTATCATTTTTATCGTACATGAACTCAAAGATTTCATCACCTTCAGTTGGTGGTTCTCCCATACCTAATGCTATAAGTTCTTGAGCAGTATCATTTAATGCGTTCTGCATTGTAAGAAAACCATAGTAATCTTTTTCAGCTTTGGTTATGGCTGTAATTGCTAGTGCTCTTGCCATTAGGTAAACAGTTTCAGGTGAATCATATTTAATTATTAACTCCATAATTATTTTATGTATTTTAATAACTACTTCTTCACGTTCTTGTAGTGTTAGTTTTTTTAGTTCCACTATCAACTCCTTCCATCATTTCAACAAAACCATTTATGTCTTTCAATGGAACTTGTTTGATATTTGTTTCTCCACTTGCAGTTAAAACAAAATCAGCAACTGAAGTTGGTATGTCATCATGACTTTTAAATCTAGATATCATCATTAACTCCTTCTGAAAAACCTTTCATTAATAATTGTTTAGAATTATATTCTTGTATACTAATGCAATAAATTAATTTGTCAAGATACCAACGTGCTTTTTTTAAATCTTCCAAAGGTTTTCCTTTGTAGTCGTATCTCCACATGTACTTTACAACATTTGCTTTTAAGTAACCCAGAAACTCTTTGTCACTCATTGAAGCTTGTATCGCATCTATACATTCAATCCCATGTTTATTATAATGCTTGGGATTATTTACATTATCGTATTTTTTTGTATGTGTGTCCATATCTTTTGTCCTTTCTTTTATCACCAAATTCTTTTGGTGTATCACATTTAACTGCCTTTATTTTATAAGGTGGTTTTGTTTCTTCATAAA